GCGCCCGCGGGTGCGCGGGTGTCCGGGCGTGGGCGGGCCGAGCCACCGGCGGCCGCGCCGCCTTCCAGCCAGCCGCCCACCGTGCCGCTCTCTGCACCGTTGCGCAGCGCGGCCAAGCCGCCGGAGAGTTCGCGTGCCGCCTGCCCGCCGTAGGCCAGCATTTCGGCCGCACCGGACAGGTTGCCGATGTATTTGCCGACTTCAGGCAGCCTGTTTAATTTACCCAGCGCCGTGCCGCCGAGATTGACCGCATCACCCACCACGCCGAGCAAAGCGAGCGGGTCGTGTTTCAGCTCGCGGGCATGGGCAATCAGGGTTTGCAGCTGGCCGACTTCCTGCTCGACACTGCGGTAAATCCGTACGCCGGTCTGCACCGCATCGGCCACTTTGGACAAAGGGGCACGCACCGACTCGGGCAACATGGCCAGCAGCGGGTTTTGGCCGTTGGCCACGCCCGGGGTCGGCAGCGGGTTGTTCGGGTCGCCGACAAACTCGGTCAGGCTCACATCCAGCTCGCGCGCGGCGGTGCGCCCCCGGCCATCCTGCAACAGGGTGCGGGCGGTCAGTGATTCAATCACAAACCAGCCGACAAATCTGCCGCTCCCGAAAACCAGAGACACCGCCTGCTGTGCCTCCTTGGCCGCAATCAAGCCATTGTAGGCCGCGTCCACATCGCCCAGCTTCCAATGCAGCTTGATCCCGAAGCGTATCTGCGTCAGCTCGTTGCCCATCGCCTGCAGGCGCGGCCGCCCGGCCAACACCTCGTGCTTGGCATAGCTGGCGCTGTGGGTCTCTTCCAAATCGGTAAAGCTGCCCAGCAGCTCGAAGCGTACCTCGCCCAACATGGCAAACATCAGTAAGCCCTCCTGGCTTTATCGGCCATCAGCCGTTCAAACAATTGCTCAAACTCGCGTAAGCCCATCTGCAAGGCTGCCTGAATCTGCCCTGCATCGCCGCCGGGTGCATTGATGGTCGGGTTGAAATGCACCGTAATGCCGCCTGCCGCAGCCGTGCCCTGCCGTGCAGCAGAGAGTTCGGCGCTGTTGGCGGCCATTGAAGCGGCCAACGAGGAAGTGTTGTCGCTGAAACGCTGTTGCAAATCCGAAGCCACAGAACCGATGGCATTGAGCGGGCGTGATGCTCCGCCGTCGATGCCCATTTGCAAGCCCTGCATCATCCAGCCGCCAAAGCGCCTAAACAGACGGCTCGGGGAGTGGATTTCGTTGCGGATGGCAAACTTGGACGAGAACCAGCCTGCCACGCCTGAGAACCATGCTTTAACTTCTTCGAACTTGGCTTTCAATCCGTTCCACAGGCCGCTGATGATATTCGAACCGAACTCCGTGAACTTGGCAGGAAGTTCGATACCGAACCATGACAATACGGCGGCAAAGGCCGAGTAGAACGCACCGATGGGCGACCAGTTGAGAATCAGACCGAGAATGCCGAGCAGGCCGCCGTCAAAAGCGGTTTTGATTTCCGTCCAAGCCGAGCCGACCAGCGAGGAAATGCCGTCGAAAATCATGCGCCAGCCGTCCAAAATCATGGCACCGGTTTGCACCACCGAACTCAGGATGCCGCCGATAACCAAACCGAAGGTCTCACCGAAACTGCGGGCGCTGCCTTCGGCCACCTGATTGACGCTGAACAGCTCGCCAAACCAATCGATAATCGGCTGCACGAACGGCCGCACTGCTGCCCAAATACCGCTAAACGCCTCGCTAAGTGCGATTAAGGTCGGTTTGACCGGCTCCAGCCCTTTCATGATGCCGTCAATCACGCCGGCAAAAAACGCCTTGATCGGATTCCAGTATTTGTAAATCAGCACGGCCGCCAGGGCGATGGCCATAATCGCCCAACCGACCGGCGTGGTCAGCAGCGAACGGGCAAGAAACATAAAGCCCTGCCGCACCAAGCCCAATGCCACATTCAGTTTGCCGAATACGCCGGCACCTTGGCCGATACGGCCGAATACCGAGGCAAACGGCGCGGCCACCCGTCCGAGGCCGCCGGCGATACGGGTCGCCCATTGGGCAGACATGCCGAAGGTGCGCAGCAGGCTCACACCGCGCGATACCCCGCTCATGCGGAACAATCGCCACATGTTCCGCATGGAGCGGATCTTTTGAAACCCCGTCCACATTGAGCGGAAAGGCATGGCAACCAAGGAACCGGCATAAGCAAGTCCGAGGAAGACCAGCTTGAGCCCAATCAAGCCTACCGCCAAACCGGCAACCACTTTAATGGCTTCTTTATGCCTGCTGATAAACGGCATAGCATACTGCTCAATCACGTTTTGGCCAAAGGCGGCAAACCGTTTCAAATCAGGTGCGAATACTTCGCCGAACTTGGCGGCGGCGTTTTCGGCCATCCCGCCCAGCGCCTCTATTGCGCCCGACAGGGTGCCGGTTTTTACTTTGATCCGGTCTTCCAAGGATGCCTGCTGATCCATCTTGGCAATCATGGCGTCGAAGCCGCCCAAACCAGCCTGGCCGAGGATGGAGGCCACGCGTCCGCCCTCTTGTCCGAACAGGGCATCGGCCACATCCATCACGCCTTTGTCGCCGAAGCGGGCGCGGACTTTGCCGAACTCGGATTCCAGCGTGCCGGTAATCTCACGCAGCGATTTCATGCTGCCGTCTTTGTTGAAGAAGTCGAAATGGGCGCCGGACTTTTCCACCATGTCGCGCACTTCCGCCCGCATGCCCTTGGCGGCCATTTCCATCATGGTCGGCCCTTTGGACAACTGGCTCAGCATCATATTGAAGTTGGTACCGAAGCTGGAGCCCTCCAGCCCTTTATTAGCAGCCAACCCTTCTACCGCATAAATCTGTTTCTGATTCTCCAAGCCGGTCAGGCCGAGGGTATTAACCTTCGGCGCATAGTAGGACATGGCTTGATACATGTCCTCCTTACTCAGGCCGGCAGCGAAATAGGCACGTTGGGTCAGGTCGGCCGAGCGCAGCAGCTCGGATTCCTTGATGCCGTGCGCCTCCATGTTTTTGGCAAAGAAGCTGCCGTCGGCAATCGGAATGCCCATCACGGTATTCAGCCGGGCGGTAGCCAGACCGCCGCCGTTGATGATGGTTTCATCCGAAATCCCCTGGCTCTTCAAACCGAGCGCCATATTGGTAAAGTCGGTTTTATTCCCAGGCAGGGCGGCGCCCCATTCGGTGGTCAGCCGGTCGATTTCGTTGAAGCGGCCGAAGCTGCCGTCGCGGCGCATCATGGAGATTTTCAGGTTGGCCGAAGCATCCTCCTGCTCCATGAATTTACGGATAGATCCGACTACCGGCGCAGCGATAACCGCCGCATGGCCGGCTGTCTCCACTATCTCGGAGCGCAGCTGCTGGCGGTGCTGTTGCGCCGCCCGCTGGCCGGCAATCGCCTTGTTCAGGTCGTTTTGGGCACGGGTGGCGCGATGGATCTGCATTGTCATGGCGGCAAAGGCACGGCTCTGTTCGGACAGGTTGCGCGCGGGCATCAGCCTCTGCTGCTGACGGATAGAGCGACCAAACGCATCATTGGCGTGGGTCGCTTCTTTGATGGCCGAGCCTAGAGATTTGGCGGTACGCTCGGCGCGGCCGAAAACTGTGGTAAATCCGGCCTTCAATGCGGCGGCAATGGTTACACCGACTAAAAATTCCTTTGCCATACTGGTTTACCTGTGCTAATAATCAACTTATGGAACTTGACTTCAAAAATAATTTCACCCTCTCACTGGCCGCCATACTGTTTTGTCTGATGGTGGCCACCGCTTCCCTGTGGCTGTTTGCCAGCATGTGGGCGGCTGCTGGCTTCTGGACGGCGTTGTTCGGGTTTGTCGTCTTGGGGCTGATACTGGCCTGGCCTGCCGGTGTGGCCTTTACCGTCGCCAGTTTCTCCCTTGCCGTGCTTATTTCCGGCATCTGCCGGCTGTTCCGATACTCTAAACAGCCGGGCTCTACATCTTCGAATACTTCGCTTTAACCTGCCGGTTGGCCTGTTGCTGCCAAATCAAAATCTCATTCGGCGACATTTCTTCAATCATCTTGGGCGAGAAACCGAACCACCAAGCCAAATCGGCAGCGGCTTGGTGGTAGCTGTCCCAATCAATTCGCCCCAATACAAAACGTCTGCAGCTTGCTGTAATCCTCCCACGCCATATTCTCGAAATCCTCCGGCATCAGGCCGGAAGCCAGAGCCATGACATGGATCTGCTGCAAGGCCGCACTGTTCGGGTACAACTCGGCTGCCCGCTTGTAGTCTTTCACCAGCACGCGGCGGGTGGTCACTTCCGTAACCGTGCCGTTTGGTGTCTCAATCGGCTGTACCAGCTGGATGGTCTGGGTAACACCGATTTTTTGTTGTAATTTTTGTGCTTCGTTCTGAGCCATTTTTGCAATCCTTTTTCAAATTGGCCGGGCGGCGCGGCCTGACAAAACCGCCGGTGGTAAATAAAAATCCCTACATCGGATTTGATGTAGGGATTGTCGCTTGCGGGCGCTTTAAAGGTCTTTTAAACGGCTTTAAAAAACTATGCCCCGATATTGCGCCGGTAGGTCTCTTCCACGTCCACGCCGTCTACGCGGTATTCGTTGCGCAGGGCGTTGTAGTACAGCACTTCGCGCCCGTCCAACACTTGGCGGATTTCGGTGGTCTGGTAGGTGCTGGAGAACTCCGCCTTTTCTTTCGGTTTGTAGCCGCCCAACGCATTCTTGCTGAAGGTGGCGGTTACCATCGTTACCAGCGGCACTTCCTTCACGCGGCCGGTGGTGTCGTAGGTCTCCACATTGGCACGCACCATCAGCTGCACCGCTTTGTAGGGGTTGGCGGCTTTGCGCGCCACTTCGGGGAAAAAGCTGTTCCAGGTAATCTCGCCCTCGAGTGCGGCCACGCCCATCGGTAGCTTGACCGTGCCTTTCAGCCCCAGTCCTTTGTACTCGTCCTGCTCAAACTCAAACTCCGGCAGTTTGAACTCGCTGGCCTTGCCCAACAGGTCGTTGCCGTCGATGTAGACGTTGGCGTTGTAAATCACTTTGATATCGGACATCTTTCATTCCTTCCTTATCGTTGGCTGACCAAGTTGGCCAGATATTTGCGGGTCATCACGCTGGCATTGCTGATGCGCTCGGCCGGCAGCTTGGGCGTGTATTCGTACTTGATCGGCACTTGGCCTTTGCTGAAAGCATCCACCAAGTCATAGTCGTAATCCAAGTCCACGCTGTAGCCGACGATGGATTGCAGGGTGCCCAGATAGGTGCGGATGGAGCCGAGCAGGCTGTCAATCAGGGCATCGTCAATCGGGCGGTCGATATACTGCAATTCGAAGCGGCGGATGGATTCGTCGATCACGTCGCCGGTGCGTTGCGCTACCTCGAAGTTTTTGATGTGGCTGACGGTCGGGAAGCAGGCCAGACGGTTACCCCACATACGATAGCCCGTACCATAGCTGTTGAATACAGTCGTAATGCCTTTTTCATTCAGACGGTTGGTTTCGGACTGCGGGTCGTCCGCACGGGCGGTCAGACCGATTTCCACACCCGTTACGCCCAATAGCTCGCGGTTGGAGATGCTGAACCAGTAGCCCTGTTCCACATCGGTTTTCATGCGCAGGCCGGCGGCGTGGGTGGCAAGGCTTTCCAAACCCAATAAACCGGTCACATAAGGGAAGAAGAGTTGGCAACGGTCGGACGAGGTTTGGAAATTGATGCTGCCCAACGGCCCGCGTCCTTCCAAAGCCTTGCTCAATGTCGTGCCTTTCGGCGCGGCCGCATAGGCAATGGCTTTGAGCTTTCCGGCAACGACTTCCATCGCCCCTCGGACGGTGGCGGTTTTGTCGTATTCCGGCACGACGATGATTTTCGCGTCTGCACCCTGGCGGGTGAAGCCTTCGGTCAACAGTTCCAGCCCCGTGCGTTTGCCGGTTGCCGCCACATACGCGCCGATGATGTCGGCTTCGGTCACTTTCGTCGGGTCGGTATAGGTGTAGCTGATTTTCGGGGCGGTCGGCTTGGTTTTGAAGGTAATCTCACCGGTCAGCGTATTGATGGTGTAGTGCGTATTTTCGGTCAGCGCATTACTGCCGTCTGTCAGCGTATAACCGCTTTGCAAAGCGGGCTTGGCAGTTTTGGCCGTCAGGGTATCGGGATTGATCTTCAATATCTCGTCGCTGACGGTTGTCTTATGTTTTGCGGGATCGCACACATTGACGACATAGGCGACACCACTGCCGTAGCGCGTCCAAATATGTGCGGCATCAGGCAAGGTAAAGCCTTTGCCGGTCAGGTTGCCGCCGAATTGCAAGAAATCGCGGGCGGCGGCGCATACGGTCAGCGTATTGACCGCACCGGCCGGAGCCGTGCCGACAATGGCGGTAATCGCGCCGTCGGCGGTGTAGATCGGGCTGGTGCCGCCGTCGATACGTTTGGTTTCCGTACCGTGGTGGAAAGCTGCGGACATAATAATCTCCTAGGGTTTGGGTTTGATATCGGGGTTGAGCGGCTGGCCTTTCTGCCGCAGGTACAGGCTGCTGACTTTGGGTCGGGTATCCGCCGGGCGGCGTTCGACCTGCTGGGTTTCGGTTTGGGCAATCAGCTGGTACTGCCATGCCCCGCCTTCTTCGGCCAAAAACTGCTCGCTGATCAGGTGGCACGGTTCGCAGTCGGGCGGGCGGTAGCCGGTGATGGCCAGCCGCAATGCGTCGAGCAAGTCCAAGGCTGCGCCGTCATGGTTCAGGCCGCGCCCGAACACGGTCAGCGCCAGTGTGACGTCGCGCTGCTGGCCGATTAAGCCGAGGCCGTCTGGACGGGCAAACTTGCTGCCTTGATAACCGACCAGCACCGCGCCCAGCGGTGCCATAAAGCGGTAGCCGGCCGGATCGTCGGGAAACAGCTCCACCGTGTAGGCGGGCAGCTCGGCGGCCAAATAATCGCGCACGGCGGTCAGAATCGGGCGGGTGGCAGACATCAGTAGCCTCCCCAATCCTGCTTGGCATTGCCGCGCACACGGTAGGCACCGCGCTCGGCCTGCGGCCGCTCGGTATCGCTGGCCAGCTCGTCGGCACGCACGCCCAAATGCAGCTTGCCGTCGCGTACCTGCGCCAAGAGCTTGAGCGCGTTGTCGTAGGCTGCCTGCAGAGGTTTGGGGAACTCGGCAGTGTTGATGCGGCGGGTATGCAGCCAGTAGCGCGCGATGTCGCTGCACACCGGCCGCAGGATGCTGGGTACCGGCTCCAGCGGCAGGGTGTAACGACCCATCAGGTAGCCGTCGGCAATTTCGCAGGCATAAGCGATGGCTCTGTCCACCACCGCCCAGTCCGGCTCGGTGCTGCCGCCGATATCGTTGGTCAGTTGGGTCAGCTCGGCCAGGCTGACGGCAGCCTTGATGTCTTCGCGCGTGATGTACATGGCCTAGTCCTTTTTGCCTCTGCCGCGTGCTTTGGCCTGTTCTTCAGGCTGCTCGGCAGATTCTGCCGGCTGTTCGGTTTCAGCCTGTGCCGGCTGCTCTGTCTCGGCAGGCGCGGTTTCGGCCTCAGCCGGTTGTTCGGGCTGGGTCGGTTCGGCAGGCGGCTGTTCCGGCACCGGTGTTGTGCCGTCCGGCTGGTAGCCGGATGCGGCCAAGTCTGCGTCCGAGATGCTGCCTGCGGTCACATGTGCGGCCACCAGCTCGTACTGCTCGGGTGTCAGGTCTACGGCTTCGCCGGCTTCGACACGGAACTCCTTGCCCTCGGCATCAGCCAGAATCAGCGGGGTGTTGGCGATATAGGTTTTAATCATGGCTAACCCCTCAGTAAAACTTGGATCAGCTCGCCCGCGCCGGCAGCGGCACTGCAGGCAATGCCGACGGCCTTGGCACTGCCTGCGGTCTTGACGGCGCAGCCTTGGGCATCGGGGGATACCTCGTCGCCCACGGCCAGCGCGCCGCCGGCTTCCACCACCACTGTGCCGATGGTGTCAACGGCCAAGATTTCGTTGATGTCAGCATCGTAAGGGGTGGCGCCCAGCACCTTATCGGTAGCCGTAGCCTGTTTGCCGGCGAAGCTCACAAAACGGTTGGCCACGATTTTGCCGGTGGTTTTAACGGTGGTAACCAAGACCACCTGTTTGGTCGGTTTAGACATTGTTTTGCTCCTGTTTCTGTGTAAACACGTTTTCTTTCACTCGATAGGCTTCCAGTTCCCACAGCTTGCGGACGGCATCCTGATAAGCCGCCTCACACCCCACTTCTTGATCAAACATGTCCGGGTTGATACAAGCTGACTGGCCAATTACCACAAAGCCCGATTTCAGGGTCAGCGAGCAAACTGTAGCTGTCGTTTCGCCAATACGGTGGTAATCGGCTTTGTGGATTTTGTCGGTCAAGTCTTCCAAGGTAACGGACAAATTCATACTGTTCTCCTTCAGGCTGCCTGAAAATCTCAGGCAGCCCGTTTTTTGGGTTAAGCGCAGGCGTTCTCTAAGAGATAGCCGCAGGCACCACCGATGGCGGCAGCTTTACGGATGTCGGTGTAGCGCACATACTCCACCTTGCCGCCCACGCCTTCGTAGCGGTCTACCACCGGCATACCGCGGCGGCGGAAGGTATAGCCGAAGGCGGGCATACCTTCGTCGTTGCCGGCTTCGACCGGTTTCGGGCGTACGATCAGGCTGGCGAAATTGCCCCACACATCCTTGGTGGCTTTCTTGCCGTCGGGTGTGGAGACGGCCTCGCCGACGATGATTTCTTCCACATCCAAGAGGCGGGTCAGCTGCTCGAGCGTAAGAATCCCGCGGTCGCTGTTGGCCGACAATTGCCCGCGCAAGCCTTTATGTAGGATCAGCTTGCTGTACACCGATGCCCCCAATACCAGCACGTTCGGGCGCACGCCGCAGGCGGCACGCACTACTTCCCTTGCATTGGCAATATCGGCCTGTACATCGGAGGTATCGTCGCTCCACTGCTTGGTGGCCGACAGGTCTTTGCTGTGGCCGCTCTCGTAGGTGGGCTTGGCCTGAATCAGCGCGGCAATCTCCAACTCCTGTCGCAGCTGGATACCGGCGGTCACGCGGCGGGTGGCCTTGGCCTTCTCATCAAACACCGATTCGTGCTGTGCGCGGTAGTCCACGCCGGCGGCCAAATCGTGCTCTTCCAGCACCACCGACATCTTGCCCGGGAAGTCCAGCGTAATCACATTGCTGGCGGCACCCACGGCACGCTCGGTTTCATACTCGATCAGCGAGCCTTTACCGAACTTCGGCACTTTGATGCCTTCCTTCTCGGTCAGTACCACCGGCATGATGCGTTCGCCGATGAAACCGCCCTGTCTGTAACCCAGCGCCAGCTTGGTCAATACTTCGTCCACTTGGCGCAGGTTGCCTAAATACGTGTTGCTCATGTTTCATCTTCCTTTACTGGATAAACGGTTAATCAATTTGCCGTGCGGCGCGCGGCTTCTTCGTAGGTGATGCCCTCGGCTTTCTGCAAAGCCAAAGCCCGCTCGTGGTGGCTCATGCCCTCGGCGAAGTTCAGGCTGCCTTTGGCCATCTGCCCGGTCGGCAACTGCTGCGGCAGCACCGCCGCCAAAAACTCGCGCAGCGCAACACCCAGTGGCTTGGCTGCCTCACCCTCGCCGAAGTCGGCGGTGGTGTGTTCGGGGTGCTCGGCGAAATCCAGCACCTGCACCACCAAGGCTTTGTCGGCAGGTTTCAGGCGGCCTTCTTTTACTAAGCCCTCGGCAAAGTCGGCGTTTTGCTGGTGGTCGGCATCGCGCAAATCTTTCGCCTGCTCATCCTGCAGCTTCTTCAATTCGGCCTTGGCCTGGGCGGCATCGGCCTCCGCCTTCTCACGTGCGGCCTTTTCGGCAGCCAGTGCGGCGGCTTGGTCTTGTTCAGACATGGGAGACTCCTTATGGTCGGTTGGGTTGGGGGTGGGAGGGGGATCGGCAAACAACACCGGGTCGGGCGGCAGGTCGGGCCGGGCGGCCATTTCCTTGATGCCTTCGATTTCCCAGTCCGGCACCACCTTGTCGGCGGCGTCTTGGCCAAACTGGGCAATCAGCCATTCGCGCATATTGCGCCACAGCCGGGCGGCGATACCGTGTGCCGCTTCGGAAAACTCAATCACGCCGTCCTCGGCCGCGCCGAACTCAATCGCCCGAAGCCCCTTGACCGCAGGGGCGTGTGCGCCGAGGAAGCCGACATGGCGCAGGTAGTAGCTGTCCGGCACCGGGTTGTTCGGATGGCCGGGCGGCCAAAAGGAGGCGGATACCTTCTTGTAGCGACCGGCGCGGACGGCAGCGGCAAAGCCATCATCCATTTGGGCAAACTCGGCAGTCAGGCTGCCGCCCTCAGCCGCCAGCTTCGGCACCCAGCCGTAGGCCGGGGCGTTCATAGCCGGATGGCCGATGACAATCGGTGCTTCGTGCAGCTTCGGGTCGTACACTTCGGCGGCGCGCTGTACGTCGGCATCCGTGATGTTCCACCGGCTGCCATCGGCACTGATGCGCTCGCCACTTCGAAAAATCTCAAACATAAAAAATCCCCATCACTCGTATGGTTCGAATGATGGGGCATGGGCTGCCTGAAAGTCCTTTAAACGGGTTTAAAAAAATACCTCCGACGCCGGCATCGCCAAATTTGCGTTTTAAGCGCGTTCGGGTGGCGGGATAAGCAAACGTACCAAACCGTAAAAAGACATCGGTCAGGAACGTTCCTGACCGACCTTGTGCGCGTTTTAATCTGTTTTACTCCCCTTGCCTTTCCCTTCATCGAACAAATCCTGCTGTGCGGCGTCGATTTTAGCCTGTCGTACCCGTTCGATGATGCGGTAAATCCACTGCTCCGAAAAACCGTACTCGCGTGCCAGCTCTTTTTGATTGGTACCGTCGAACTTGTCAAAGATTTCTACGTCGCGCTCGTCGATGTCCCACAGTACCCCGTGCGGGATATACAGGTTCTGTCCGCCCCATTCCCGCGCCATACGTTTGGCCACATGGTTACCGATGGTTTTGGCCTGTTTTTTGTCCGCCACCCCGGCAGAATGCACTTCCTCCCCGACCTTGGCCGCCAAATCGGACAGCAGCTCGGCCACCCTTGCCTGCGTCATGTTCCCGCTCCTTCCCGCGTTACCCGCTGTTTCCATTTTTTCAAATGCTCAATTACCCGTGAGGCCTCGTCCACACTCAGCCAGCCCTGATAATCCACACCGGTCATGCGGGATACAAAACGAGCCAGGCTCAATTCTGAAGGACTGCGTACCGCGCCCAAGCGGTGCAGCTCCAACCACAGGGCGCGGATTTTTTTAATTTGCGCATCTACCCCGGCTGCGGCCTCGCGCACCGGAATGTCCGGCTTGCCGCTCTCGGCCTGTGCCTTGGTGGTCACCACAAACCCCATCGCCTTCATGCCGCGCAGCGCCAGCTCCAGCTCCTCCAACGACAGCTTGGTGCTGCTGGTCTTGCCGCCCGATACGTTGGCCAGTAGCCTGCGGTAGGCGGCATCGTCCAGCATCAGCTGGTTTTTGGCCACGTGCAAGAGCTTAATCAGGCGGGCTTTCTTGTGGGCTTTGGGTTCACGCATTTGGACTCTCCTAATGTTCCACTGATGCCGCCGCACTGTGGCAGCGGCATGGGTTGAACATCACGCTTTAACCAAGTCTTTGAGCTTCTCGTTCGGTGTGAACTTCACTTTGCGTTTGGCCGGGATGTCGACCGGTTCGCCGGTTTGCGGATTGCGGCCGGTACGCGCGGCCGTCGTGATTACCTTGAACGTCCCGAAGCCGGGCAGGGTTATCCGCTCGCCTTTGGCCAAAGCCTCCGTGATACTGTGTTGCACGGCCAGCAGCGCGATTTCGGCATCGGCCCGGCTCAATTCGCCGTGTTCGGCAATGGCTTTGATTAACTCTGATTTAGTCATGGTTTAACTCCTGTTTAAATTGCGGCAGGCCGTGCCGCTCGGTATTACTTACTGGACGGTACACGCCCGGAACTCCTTGCCGGTTACCGCCTTAAACTCCTGCTTAATCAGCTCCATCGCAATCAGGCCGAGATTTTGCGCGATGCTGCCGCTGTCTTCTCCCGGCTCGCGCCGCCCTTCGGCTGTCGTTGTTTTTC